AATTTTATTTTATTTTATTTTATTTTATTTTATTTTATTTTATTTTATTTTACTTTTCATGTAAATGATAGAATTTATAATTTTGGTTTTTAAAAATTTTTATTGTTCTAACTACTAAAACATGACATGGAATCAACAGGGTTACTAATTAGGAATAGTAACTATCCTATGAAAACACAAAAAAGGGGACAGATCTTTAAACAGGCCGACAGGAAGCTGGATATATTAACCATGCAACTCTGCTCCTGATTCCTCTAGAGGTTTATTTATTAAGTATATACAAAAGATATCTATGCCATAGAGTTAGTAGTTTTAGATTTTTATTTTTGGTCCTTTTTATAATTTTTGTGGCACGGACTCATGCCTATTATTTTCAATATATCTCTTCTAGTTGAGAACTGGTTTCTCTCTTTCTCTTGCAACAAACCTGTGCAATATAAAGTCAGTACCACTAGCACCTAAATCAATGAAATGGAACGGCTCTCTAACAAACTGTCAATCGTATTCTATATATTCGTCATAGACGTTTTCGCTCTTCCAATATTTAGGTTTGACTTTATCGGGGATTAGATTAATGGCTCTAACAAATTTGTAATAAGGATGTTTCTTACGCTGGTGTGCTATATGTTTATACCCTAATATTTTTATAGAGTCTTCTTCAGATAATAAGTCTAATCCTCGTCCCGGGTGGTGTTTTAAATGATCTTTTATTGGTGGTGCACTTAGCTTTGAGGTATATTCATTGACATAGGTACAATGCAACCAAAGATCATCAGGTATTGGGCTTGTTTTGTAAACAGCTCCTCCCAATACCCTTTCAGTTTGCCTCTCAAATGACCAAGAACCATCAGGACACCTAATCCCTATTCTACTTAACATCTTGATCATCGATCGGCTAACGCTTTCTATTGTGTAAATCTGGCCTAGTCCGTGTTTGGTGACGACTTTAGGTTTTTCAGTAGAAAATATATGGGAGAACGATAACCTAAACTTATTCAGATCAGGTTCTTCTAACATAATACAGACATCATCTCCACTGCTGACAGCTAAACCTCTAGCCCCAGATCTATCTATAACATACTGCATAGAAAGCCACGTGCGTAAAGTATTACCCCACGTAGTATTAAATCTTCCACTGGGCATAGTCCCATACATATTAACGGTAACACCTTTAACGGCTTGGACTCTAGTCTTTAATTCTAGCTTCATATATTTTTTCATAATTAACTCCTTTGCGCCGAGTCCGAGTCCTGACTTTT